GGAAAGGATATAAGGTTTATTCCACTTGCCGATATTGACATCAACATACCATCCAATATCATAGTAATCCGATTGGACATCGCTGCGGTCGTGATTGCCATCATTCATGGCAGCTAAAATTTCCTTCAAGAAGTTCTTAGCCTTGCCGCTAAAATGGTCTTGATACCAGTAAGGATTGACATCAACATGGTCAACCGCTGGTGAACCAAGACGGAAACCGCCAGGTTGATTGCCAACAGTTTCATTATAATTCTGGATAAAATCAATAGGACCGCTCTTGATATTAAGCACAAGGGTCATATGGTTAGAAACCGCCAACGAACCCTTAACGCCATATTTGGCAAGGATTTTCTTGACCGTGGGGGCAATCTTGGACTTCTTTTCCTGTGACATATAGGCCATAACCGTTCTCCATCAGTTGACTATAATTTAATATAACACAGATTTAAGGGGTGTCAAGGGTTATTTTTTAACCCCGTCTGTGAGACCAATTGCCACACATTCGTTGGGGAATTTAGCCCACATTTCTGTGATAAGAGCAGCGCGGGATTCCTCAATACCAGGAATTTCAGCAATTTCGCTAAGGGTGATGATTTCTTCAAGATACTGAGAAAATGACCAAGAATTGCGCATCCGTTCTCTCCATCAATTAACTATAACTTAATATAACATGGATTTAAGGTTTGTCAAGCACTTTTTTTCATCAATCGTGCGATTTTTGCATTGGCATCTTCGGCACTTTTTGGGAAGTTTTCCAGTTTAGGTGTCAAATTTTTAACAGGTTCTGGGGTTAGTTCGGGTTTAGGTGTTGGTTTTTTGACAAATCTATCAAGAACATAGTCATATTCGCCAGCCCATCGTTTGTCTGTTTCAGCTATCCAATTATCTAATTCCCATATTCCTTCTGCTATCTTAAAAATAAGCAAGACGGTTGCTAGGATTAAAGTTACAATTACTGGCCACATAATATAAATTTATCATAATTGGGCTATTTGTCAAGGGTTTTTTATACCCCAATATAATTAAAAATAATGCTTGACAAATCTCTAGGACGTGGTATTTTAAGTCATGGGGCGGTGTATGCCCCTTTTTGGGCAAGGTCTGCCCGCTACAGTAAGGAGTTTACTATGGAATATCGCAGTTATTATTTCGGATACGGAATGAATACCCATCCAGAGCAAATGGCAAAGCGTTGCCCAGATGCTACATTGGTAGGTGTTGCCTATCTGAATGACTATCGTCTTGTGTTTCGTAACCATGCCGATATTGAGATTGATACAGGCAGCATTGTCTGCGGCGTGTTGTGGGAAGTCAGTGATAGCGATATGATTGCGCTTGATCGTCTAGAAGGTTTTCCTTCTTATTACTTGCGTCATCGTGTTTTAGTACAGACAGAAACCGAAGCATACATTGCTTGGATTTACAGCATGGCTGACCAAGATTATGAATTAACGCCTAGCACATCATACTATGATCTATGCACAGAAGGTTATAAGCATCACGGAGTTCCTACTGCACAGTTGGTAGAAGCATTTGAAGCAGCACCATCGCAGAAATATGTTGACACAACATATGATTACGGGTATGACTACTTTAATGACCATTCATGGGAACGGTTTGATAACGGTCATATTGATGACAAGTATGATCGCTATGTATCGCAACACTATGGTTTTTATGACCGCAATTTGGAGAAGTAAAAATGGCTAAGTCCGCACTCATGTTGAAGACTAAACCTAAAAAGACGGTTGCTCGTCAACCAAAGTTTATGGACGAAAAGTTCACTGGTCCAGAACCAGTGTGGACTGATGCTAAAAAGTGGTCTCCTGACAAACTGCGTCAGGAGATTACGCATGCCTTATATTTTTACAATTACTATATGAGCGCAGCCGATATGCGCAAATATGTTGTGGAATTTGGTCAGCAATATTTGAAATGGGGCAAGGCAGAAATCGCCGCATTTGCTGAATGTGAAGACAGTCGGGTTGGCATTACCATTGGCAGTGTTTCCAAGATGATCTTGCGTGGTTGCCCAATGTCGCCAGATGCTGAATTTATCACTACAAAAATTGGTGAATTGCTAGCATATGGCAATGCTTGCATTGCTGAAAAGAAACAAGTAGTTGAAAAACCTATTGCCAAACGCAATGTACAAGATCATATGCGTGATAAGCTAGCTGATACTATTGGCGACTTGGAAGTTATGTTTGATGCAATGATGGAAGGTGCAACAGACACCCCTGACTTCATGGCATACTTCCGTGAACAAAATATGCCACAGGCATTTGTTGCTCGTATTCGTGAAAAGTATGCAGAACAGTATGCCGAGTTACTTGAAGGTCAAGACAAGAAGGGCGATGCCGCCCTACGTGAAGCATATGCTTGGATGACTAAGCCAGTGTTCAAGCGTTATGATGCCTGGTATAAGGCGTTATTTGATGCACTTACAACCTATGGCGTAGTTAAGGCGGCTGTTCGCAAGGTCCGTAAGCCTCGCCCCGTGTCAAAAGAAAAACTTGTTAAAAAAGTAAAATATTTGACAGAGTTCAAGGAACTCAACCTTGTGTCAATCAATCCTACAGATATCATTGGTGCTACAGAACTATGGGTTTACAATACCAAAACACGTAAGATTGGCAAGTATGTTGCTGCTGTGAGCAGTGGCGTATTGGGCATCAAGGGCAGCACTATTCTTGGTTTTGATGAAAAGTTGAGTGTGGCAAAGACACTTCGCAAGCCACAAGAACAGATGAAGGCATTTATGGGTGCGGGTAAAATTCAACTGCGTAAGTTCATGGATGGTATTCGTGCTACAGAAATTGCCTTGACAGGACGCTTAAACGGTGATACAATAATCCTCAAATCAGTGAGGTAACATGAAAAAACTGTGGGATACTATTGATTTGGGAGTGCTTAAATCACTCCCAAATGCAGCACGTGGATATGAACAAAAGATTGATGTACCAGAGTTTACATTTCTTGGAGTTCATAACCAGCCTGACTTTGGGCATATTGTCATTTGGTTTTATGGCAACGACAAAACTATAGAATTAAAAAGTTTAAAAGAATACTTTTATCAGTATCGTGATACTGTTATAAGTTATGAACGCTGTATTGATGTAATGTATAAGCATCTTATGGCAGTATATGAACCTGATCGTATTCGTCTTGAAATTGAATTTCGCCCACGTGGTGGAATTACAAGCAAGTTGACAGTAGACAGCGATTGGGGTCATCTTGGTGGTTCGGATACACATTGGCAACATCATAAGAGTTAAAGATGAAATACGACGGCGGATACCTGCATAAGCATGTGCGTTGGGTAGAATTAGATAAGCGTAATAGACTTAAATCACGATATAGTCATCGTATTACTGCTCGTGACTTGGGTCAGATTATAAAGTTACACGTTTACTTTAGCAACAATTATAAAACTTTTGATTCAAGTTGGTGGGGTGATAATGCACCGCAAATTTTCATGCAGCGTAAAACAATGTTTTGTGTAAATTTTTACTTGAATGAAGAAGACTTGGTGAAACTTATCATAGGATATGTAGCATGACAAATTATAATCACTACCGCACTATCAATGACCTGACAGGTCTTGCTAATAAACTTGGGTTTGAAATTACTCCAAGTCGTGGTGCATACAATTCTTATGCCTATGAACAAAGTAGTGGCACGGATTTTGCACTTACGGTTCCAAAAGATAATGGTGATATATTACCAATCTATACACGTGGTGTAATGATATACAGTGGCACGGCAGAAGATTGTATTCACTTTATGCATGGTTGGATGAAGTATCGTGAGTATATTAATATTCTTGGCTTTAAGGACAAAACCATTGCTGACCGTGAAGAAAAGTTGGCAAGCAAGCGTAAAATGGATCGCATGACAAAAGCAGTCGTAGATGGTAAAGACCCAGGTCCAGATTGGTATGAAGGTAAAGAAGATGAAGATATGCCCTTCTAAACCTATCACGGTTTTTAAAACTAATATTCTTTCTGGTCACGTTGGTAAATCATCAAAAGCAGTTGAACAAGATGCAAAAGGTGAAGCCAATATACTGTGGAGTAAATGCGAAAATTATGAATGGGTGTGGGAGAATGCCATTAAAGACAGCGTAACTTTCCATGCCCATTTTGATATT